CTAGAACAACTTCGCTGCCGCCCACTTCCAACCGCCGATGAGCGCAGCACCAAGCGTGGCGAAGGCCAGCTTGATGAGACTGCCTCGAAGAGCCTTCTTCAGTTCGTCACGCTCTTCGATCACCTGATCCAGCTTGTCAGCCAGTGCATCGATCTTCGTGTGAAGCACCTCGAACTGGCCTTCTTCACGCGCTACGTGAACATCGAACTTCGCTTCCAACTCCGTAGACATAGCTTCACTCCTAGAAGACCCTTGGATTCGAGACGACCACCTTCGAAACGTAGGTGTGCGTGGTGCAGGCCAGCCAGCAGTAGCCGTTGAAGACCAGCCTGTTGAAGACGCACAGTCCGTCGCCGCCTACCTTGGGAGTTGTGCGCTGCGTCCAAGTGCTTCCGCAGTCGAGCGTCACGAAGATCGGTTGCGGCACACTGTCCTGATTCGCCGCAGCGAAGATGTAGCCGTCCGTTCCGATGCAGTGGAACGAAGAGGGCAGGGAAACGGCATCAGCATCGAGCCAGGAGACCCCGTCGTCAGACGACTGCCGGATCTGACTGACCGTGCCCACCACGATGAACTTCGAGCCTGAACCGGCTACCGACTTCCAGAACTCGTCCGCATGGTAGGTGGTGTGACTCCAAGTCCTGCACCCGTCCACGGAGCGGAGGATCACCCCGCCCACGAGTTGCATACCCACAGCGACGGTCGTGCTGCCCTTCACCGCTACAGACGTGAGCGTGTACCCGGTAGGCGGGGCAGCCCCCACCGTCCATGTGCCGTTAGCGCCCGTGGGCGAGTAAGCGGTCACCGTGCCTACAGCGATAAACTGCGAGTTAACGGTGTCCCACTGAACGTCCCAGTAGTCACCCGCAGGCATCGTGAACGCAGCCCAGGTCGCACCGTCGTCAGCCGACACTGAACCCTTGCTAGCGAGACCCACGGCAACCACCGTGCCGCTTCCGTTCGCAGCCACTGCCTGCCACGTGCCCGTCCCCACCGTGCGAGCGGTCCAGCCGCTGAGCCCAGAAGGATCGTCGCTGGTCATGCACCCGTTGTAGCTGCCGACCATCACCCACCGGGTGCGGCTCCAGCACGCCCCGTTCCAACCGGCGCTGACGGGCGCATCCACCTTCGTCCATGTGGTCGTTGCCGTGGCTGCGATGCGAGCCTCGATGTAGCCGAGCGAAGGTGCCACTGAGTTGCTGTCCGTCCACTGCGTGGGGCTTGCCTCGCTGCTCTGCGTGACGTGCCCAACCGCGTGACTCGCACCTAGGGGCGCGTCTTCAGCCTCGATGGTCAGGGTCTGATCACCCGGATCACGTTCGATGGTGAGGATCCGCACCGGACGGCTAGAGAAGCCGAAGAGGGTGTCACTGATCGTCACGTAGTCGAGCGGCTCAAGAAGAGCGAACCGCCAACCCAGCTTAAACTTGTACTTGTTGCGAGCCTTCGCAGAGCGCTGCGCCTTGATCCTGCTGATCGTGGTCGCAACGGTGTCGAGGCAGATCATCGGCAGCGAAACGGAGTCTGCGCGCCGCAGTCCGTTCCTGCCCACGTCTACCGGTTCCCCGTCTTCTACGGTCCGGGGCTTGTACATCTGCGACGGATCACCAGCGACGAAGTTGCCTAGTTCGTCGTAGTGGTCGATGCAGGCTGTAGAGGTGCGCTCCGTGAACTCGACCGGGCAGACGTTGAAGATTTCTTCCCGCGCGGTGCGGTCCACGGAGATGGGGTCATCCCCATCGAACGGCAGCAGGTCTGTTTCTGTCAGCGCGTACTGACGCGTCACGTCCGGCAGGTAGCTGCCACCCTCCGTGACGATCTCCTGATCACCCAGGGGCACGATCTGTAGGGTGCCCTCCTTCCACCGGCATGAAGCGTTGGTGGAGTCGAGGATCTCTTGCAGCCAGTCGAGCGTTGGCCTGGGCGAGTCGAGCAAGGGAGACAGCCAGAGTTCAGCCAGGGACACGTAGCGCGCGTAGGAACTCGAAGCCGCGTAGTCCGTCCCTGTGGTCGTGTTTACCGGCCAGGAGAACCCAGCCCCATACGCAGTGTCGGTGAGCAGGTCTTGGATGATCTGCGCAGGGTCAGCGTCACCCGTGGTCGGATCTCCCGTACCGGCTAGGAACCCGTCCACTTCGACCTGACAGCCCCGATCACCACCCACGTAATAGGTGTCTAGGTTCTCGAAGCGAAGGTGAGCGGTGCCCGGGTACGCAGTGAAGGCAGCCGGATCGCGTCCCGAAGTGCGAGTCCATGCCGCCTGCGTGGGCCGGGTGCCCAGCACAGCCGTGCCGTAGTGAGCCACCGAGTCACGGAACGCAGCCGCGTTGCCCCACCAGATGCTGCGAGTCCCGGAGATCGGCCCCTCGCAGACAGCTTCGATCAGGTCGTGATGCGCAGTGAGGTAGTTGCCCGGGGCGTAGTGCCGGTAGAGAGGGATCGCAGAGACCTTCCGTCGCCCGTAGACGATGGGGAGATACTCAGTCGTAGCCTCACGCTTAGCCGGATCCGGTGGAGCCCTGCCGGACACGCGCGTGTACGTGTGAGTCAGCCAGCCGCCTGCCTTCTCAGCCTCAGTCGTGGGCAGGTACGGGAAGCCCCGGAAGTGAACCCGGTTGTTGAACTTCGCGCACCCGTTGGGATCGGCAATCCGCTTGTTGCACCCGGGGTAGACACTGAAGGTGTCACCGACGGCGCACGCCACCGGCAGCGGTTCATCGAAGAAGAAGGTTCCTCCCGTGTTGGAGTAGGAACGCACGCCACGTTCAAGCCCAGCGTTCTGACCGGACGTGAACGTGATCACGCCGTCCAAGAACCAGCCGTCAGCCTCGGTGCGCCCACTGGTGATCGTGGTCTCGTCACCACCCGTGACGGCACCGGTTACCGTGTACGCAGCTTTCGACAGGGAGCACTGCGAGTCGAAGACCGTTGCGGTGCAAGGCGGCTGAATCGGAGTCTTCGGAAGTGGGGCAGTCAGTTCTTCGAGCCCCGTCACCAGCGACAACTCAACCTGAGTTGATGTCGGGTTGGCTTCCGCAACCACGCCTTCGAAGAGGTGCAGGGTGCCGAAGTCGAGGATCAGGGAAGAGGTGCCGAAGACCTGCTCGATCTTCGCGCGTGCGCCGTCCAGCACGTTGTTCGTCACCGCGAGGGGCAGACGAACCCCGTTGATCTGGGCAGTGGCCCCACAGAAGAGCGTTACGGAGCACTCCCCGATCTCGGTGCCCGAAGTCTCGGTGATCTTCCCGACCTCGATGGCCGGTGCGGTGCCGCTCGCAGAAGCGGTGAAGGTCTCGCTTCCTGCCGGGTAGCCACTCGCAGTGGCACTCGACCCTGAGACGGTATCGACAGTGCCGAAGCCAAGGACGGTGCGCGCGCTAGTGGCTGCGTTCGCACCTGTGGCGAACAGGAGAGAGAACGCGCCATCCGCGCCGTCACTGATCGTGACGTGCCCGTCGCTCCCCAGGGAGACGGTCCAGACTGCGTGCGTATCCCAAACCGGCTGAGTCTGAGCGATGCAGGACACCGCTTCCTCGACATAAACGTCCGGAAAGCCAGCCGTGACCCACACAGACTGAGGGGCAGCAGGATACGGACCCCATCCAGCCCCGGCCCCAGCCACACACGTAACCGTGAGTTTCTTATCGCCCGCACTCCACGAATAGCCAAAAGAGTCCGGGCTGACCGCGTTCATCGCAGCCACCAGGGCAGCGCCAAGCTGCGGGCCTGTGTAACGTCCTGCGGGAAGCGTGGTGTTGTAAGCATTCCCTTTGAGGTGCCAGCCTACTTGATCGTTCACACCGGCAGTGACCGTCACCACCTGAGTGAGGACGATCACGCCATCAAGGGCAGCCTTCACCGCTGCTAGGAAGTTCTCGCTGGTGGAGTAGGTCCCGGGTGCGATGGTCGCGACACGAGCCCCGCTGAAGCTGAAGTCGATCTTGTCGTTGACGCCTGCGGTGATCGTCGCCCCGCGAAACACGTTCACGTCAGCCGTGTGATCGGTCCACCTGATCACCGTGTCATCGGCCAGGGTGACCGTCATCAGGTGACGGGTCATCCCCTGCGTGTACGCGTCTAGGAACGCTGCGAGTGAACCAGTTACGGTGCGCATGGCTAGACCACCACCGTCACAAGCTCAACCGTGACTGACCAAGTCGCGCCGTCGCTGTTCACCGGCAGGTCATCCGAATCGAAGCGGACGTATCGTTCAACGCTGTCCACCGGATCGGTGAAGCGAAACGAATCCGTCATGCCATCGCGAGCAAGGAAGAAGTTCGTAAGGGTGGTGTGCTCCGTGCTGCCCGGGAAGCAGGTGATGTCGAGCGTGTACCGGTACCCAGGGGCAAGCCGCTTCACGCGGAGTTCTGCCCCTGAGGCGGTCTTCTGCACTGTGCTCTTCGTCAGCGGCTCACGTGACACGAGCGTCTGAAGCGTAAAGGTTGGGAAGGCAATGTTACTCATGGCTAAGCCTTCCTCCGCCGACGCGCGTAGTGGCGCATCGACTTGTTGATCGCAGAAGAACTGTCCCTGAACAGGGCATCCACGCTCTTCGCGTCGAAGGCGCTGACGTTGTTGTTGACGACCATCGGGGCCGAAGCAGGCTCAGTCGCATTGCGGACGCGATCAGCCAGCCGCTCAGGCAGGATCATTTCCCCCGAGTGCGTCTGAACGATGGGGTTCACGCCCTTCGGGATGTCCCAGCCACCGGCAGCAGAGGGCAGGCCATCGATCAGGCCCATCACCAAAGCCATCATGGCTGACATCGCACCGACAGCGAGGGCAGGGCCCACGATGGGCACAGATGCCTGGGACGATGCCGCGCCTGACGCTGCAACGCCTGCGTTCGCAGTGATCTGCGTGATCGCTGCCTTCAAGACGTTCTTGATCACGTCCTTGAGAAGGTTCGCAGCGGTTTTGAGCGGACTCATCCCCTGGTTCAGCGAGTTCGCGATAGACGCTCCGATGGTCTCGCCCCACGCAGCGAAGGTCTGTGCGCGAGCCTGAAGGGCAGCCTGATCGCGTTCGTACTGCTCTTCAAACGCCTTGTTCTCAGCAGCGATCTTCGCGTCTTCGATGGCCTGCTCAAGCTCCATCTCCTTTTCAAACTGACGGTCCGCAGCCGCGTTCTTCGCGTCTTCAATGGCCTTCTGTAGGTCTAGGTCATCCTGAAACGCCTTGTCCTCAGCAGCGTTCTTCGCGTCCCTGATCGCCTTCTGAAGGTCCGCAGCCTTCTTCGCTGCCTCTTCCCGTAGCGTCTGCTCCTTGTCCACCTGGGCAGCAACCTTCGCAGCGTGCTCAGTCTCAGCGTCGGTGATCGCCTTCTGGTTCTCGATGGTGACCTGACGCAGCTTGTCGAGTGCCGTGGTGTAGCGGTCAGACGCTGCCTGCATCTCGGCATCGGACACGCCAAAGATGTTCTTGGACGCGTCCGTGTTGACCTTCACCATGTTCTTGTAGGCAGCAGACACTTCCTCTGCGGCTGCCTTAGCCTTGTCGTCACCACGGATCTGCGTGGCTCCAACCTTGTCGCCCTTCCGCTCAGCGTTCAGCGCAGCAACTTCGGTCTGAGCCTTCCGGGCTTCCTCTGCGTACTTCTTGATCTCTTCGGTGGCCTTCTTCTCCGCCTCACCGAGAGTCTTGAAGGTGCCGATGAGCGTGTTGACCGCACCGATTGCGATGCCCATGCCGCCACCCATGGTGAAGGCACTAAGCAGGCCAGACAGGGCAGTGCCTGCGACGGTGGTGGAACCCGAGATGTCGCGGATCGCGTTCGAGAAGAACATCAGTCCTTCTCGGCCCTGCTTAGTCTTCTTCGTGAAGTTGTCGAACATGGATGACCCTTGGGCCAACCCGTCCTTCAACTCAGAGAGAACTACGCCTAGCGATACGACGACATCAGCCATGATCAGCCTCGCTTCTGCACCCCACCGAACGCTTCGAGCGTCTCAGCGGACAGACCCTTCTTCGTCTTCTGCTTCAGGTGGACCGCGGCCAGGATCAGGTGCGTGGGTGGACACTCAGCCCAGTAGGACTGAAGGTCAGCGATGTCCCACAGCGTGATCGCGTCGATCTGATCGAACGTCCAGCCGGTGGCAGTGGCGATGTGAGCGGCAAGGCGCCCCCAAACCTTGTCGGTTAGGGGCTCCCCGCGTTTCCCCCGCCGTTGCCCCCCGAACTCATCGCTTCGAAGCCAGACAGCTTCAGGACTTCCCGAAGCAGCGCCATGCCCTCAGGACCGAAGGGCACGCGTTCAGCAACCCAGTCAGCATCGCACTCCGGGTTGAGCGGCTTCAGCCCCGCAGAGATGATCTCAATGACCACCTCGAACGCGGCGATCAGGTCTTCCTTTTCCCCGCTGTTCGCCTTGTCGATCTTCTCGAAGGCGCCTTCGCGAGTCAGCTTGCGGACGGCACCGAACGGCAGCGCTGCTGCTTCGTAGTCCTGGCCGTACAGGTTGATCTTGAACGTCCGCATGGTCGCTTACTCATCGAACTGGCAAAGGTCACCGTTCGAATCAGCCTGAGCGGTGAAGTCGAGGCTGTTCTCGCTGAATGACTCAGCCTTGCCACCCTTAGACAGCTTGTCGATCACGGCAGCGAAGATCGTGAGAGTGTGCGGCGTGCCCTCGATGTCCGGCTGCGAGAGAACAAGCTTGAAGGTCGGGGCCACCGTCTGAAGACCGGCAGTGACCTTGTGCGAGGTGCCCTGAGCAGTCGCTAGGTACTCAATGGTTGCGGTACCGGCAGGCTCAGAAGCGTGGAACGAGTAGACACCCGCGGCAACGCTGTACTGACCAATCGCAGGGTTCGACCCCACAGCGGTCATGTCCTTACCAGCCGCATCACGGACAACGAGCGTGCTGGAGTAGTTCGCAGCGTGATCAACCGTGACGCTCGCAGCGATGGTCTTCCGCTCGGTGTAGTGGATGGTCTTCGCAGTTGCGCCCGTGGTGGTGCTGGCACCAAGGCACTTCGCGAGTAGCTTGCCATCGAACTTGCCGCTGGAAGCCTTGCCGCTCAGCTTCTTCGTCTTGATCACCGACGCACGAACGATGTCGTATGGGCCCTTGTACTCAGCCTTCTCGACCGAGAACTCAAGATCCACGCTGGTAAGCTCACCAACTTCGTGGGTGGCACCCGCTGCATCGGTCGAGAACACCCGGCCCTGACCGTAGTTAACGCCTTCAAGTACACTCATGGTTCCACTTCCTCCTAGTTAGACTGCGACGACTTCAACGGGGATGACTGCCCCACCTTGCTCGCTTTGATCCGGATCGACATTGAACCGGATGTTTCCGTAGATGCGAGCCGCTACGACCGTGTTTCCAAGCGTCGTGTGGTTGCCTGACCGGGGCGTTTCGTTGGGCTGAACCGCCAGTGCTGCTTCGATCCGGTCGATCAGGTCGCGCACGGTGGGCAGCGGACCATTGGGGCCATCGTCAAAGGCGACTACATACACATTGTAGCGCAATGATACGCGGTTGGGGCGTCCGGGCTCAGCCGTAATGGCATCCTCAATGGACTCGATAGCCATTGCAGGCTGATCAGACGGTGGCACGGTGATCAGGTAGTTCACTCGCCTGCTGCTGGAAATCAGCCCCTGGATCGCGGTCAGCCGCGCGTAGAGTGCTTCGAAGATCGCGTTGCGGTTCATGGCTAGCCCTTCAGGGAATCAATCACCCGCTGCACTGCTGTCCGGACATCGCCTTCCATGGAGTCGAGCGCAGGACGTAGAAACGGGTGCTTGTAGGTCTTCTTCCCGTCCTTGGTCCTCCGGGTGAAGCCCAGTTCTTGGAAACGGGCGATGTAATAGGGAGTCTTCACGAGACCACCGACGCGGATGCCCGGCTTGTAGAACGCCTTCTCTCGAAGTGAACGGAGAAGCTTTCCGCTATGGACTTTCAGTTCGCTTTGGGCGCTCTGCTGCGCGCGTGCATAGAGTTCCTTGGTCAGCGCCTCAATGACCTGCTTCAGCCGGTCTTCGATCACCTTTTCAACGCCCAGGAAGCTGAAGCCCCCTAGCTGAACGGTGCCGCTGAAGAGAGACTTGCGGGCCATTAGAAGGAGATCCTTCGATACGCATCAACCACGACGCTTACCGCCTGAGGAATGATCGAGGGGAGGAAGGAGACAGACCCCACGGTGTTTGACTGTGAGGCGTTACCCACGTGCGCACGCTCGCGATACTTCATCGCGGTTAGCTCGATCACTGCCTGTGCGACTTCGGCAGGGATGGTCGGGTAGCCCGCTGTATAGGTCAGGACTACGTTCCCGTAGCCTTCGCTCAGCCGGTAGCCACGCAGCCACACCGAGTCTTCAGCGAACACCCAGCCAGTGCCCGTGCCCACAGCCTGCGTGATCGCAGTGCCGTCCACGGTCAGTGACGTGATCGACTGCACCGGATAGTGCTTGGGGATGATCCGGTTACTGCCGTTCCCGTTCCGGGTGTCCGTGTAGGTCGCAACCGCGAACTTCCGGCCGGTGAGCGACTCGAAGGCACCTGACACGCTGATCAGAAGCCGCGTGAGTAGCGCGTCATCCGTGGTGTTGGTGTCGGCCCGGGACAGGTACTCCTTTAGATCGCTCAGAGCGGCAAGCGCCAAGCCCCCATCCATGAGTGCCTGGAAAGGCGTGGACGGAGCCGAGCGCTGGCCCGCAGCATCGATGACGGTGACGCGGTACCAAGAGTCTGCGGCACTGACCGCGTCCAGATAGAAGAAACCTCCCGCGTCGTAGTTCGGTCCGTTCAGGTTGTGCGCGACGTTGACGAGGAGCGACCACGCGCCCGCGAGGCTGGCCGCGATCTCGATGTCGTAACTTGCGACGTTAGCGTCTGTGCTGGGTGTCCAAACGATGCGGTTAGCCATGGGGTTACTCGCGGTAAGCCCGCCCAACAACGGGGGCAGGAGAGGGTGAGCCCCACGCCATGACCGGCGAGGGGGCGGGGTCGTAGGTGACGCTCCCAGTGACGGGCGGGATAGGGGGCGGTGGAGGCGGCGTAGGCGGATCCGATTCCTCGTAGACGACGGCGGGGCCGTTGCCGCCCGCGTCCGCTACGAACGGTACCGGGCCGGTTCCGGCGTTGTGGATCTGTTCGACATCGACGGTGAGCGTCTGCCCGGCCGTCACGGCGTAGTCGAGCGGCGCACTGGGATCCACCTCGGTGCGGGCGCCACCGGTCGAGAGGTACACGCGCCGCCCGGGGCGCGGCCCGGTTGAGGACTGGATCGTGTCGCCGGGGATGAGGAGACCGCGAACCGTCGCGTCCACCGCGCGTGCCAGCGACCATGACGCCTTGCCGATGTTTGGGTTCCCGAGTGACGCCACCTCAGACGCGGTCAGGCCCCTGTTCCTCCAGATGGCGAAGTCCTGCAAGTCGGCGCTCAGGCTGGCGCCCGAACCGTTCAGGAAGCGCAGCGGCACCGGGCCGGTGGCTCCACCTACGGTCGGGGTGCTTCCCGTCACCACGAAGGCGGCGGGGGCGCCGTCGAAGTAGCAGGCCCAGTCGCTTGGCGAGTTGATAGCTGTCGTCCCCGAGTGAACGAAGGCGACGTGATGCCAGCGGCCGTCCATTGCGCCGTTGCCCGCGCCGCGAGGCCCGACAAGGGTAACGTCCACGTAGGCGATGCCGCTCCCAATGGCGAGGGTGAGACCAAGCCCAGCGGACGACACGCCCAGGATGCCAAGGGACCATCCGGCCGCTGCGTTGCCCTGGGTGTAATTGCGCGTGTGGGCGATGCGGACCGGAGGGCCCTTATCGCACTGTGAACGAATCCAGAACGCGATGCTGAACGGGACGGAGTAGCCCGGCAGGGCGTGGTTGGCGTTGACGGCGGCCACCCCGAAGAATGAGTTATTATTCGCGTCCGAAACGCGCATTGCCGCGCGCACGTCACCGCCGCTGCTGTGCCCCGCGACGGCGCGCGTTTGGGATGCGGGGTAGTTGAACACCGAAATCGGGTCGGGGAGAGACCCCGCATCAGCGAAGTTCCCGGCAGCCTCGCCCATCTGCCAATACGACGTGGGCGCGAGCGCCAGGACGCGCGTTGAATAGTCAACGGCGCCCGTAATGCGCCGAGGCAGACCACCACCCGCGTTGGCGATGACCACGCCAGCGTCCCGCGCCGCGTCGTCCAGTGACCACCTGTGGACTCGGTGAACCGTCACTTAGTCGATCCGCACGGTGGAGGTTGGTGCCATCCCGCCCACGCCCTGCTCCGCCGCACGCTGGAGGACGATCTGGGCTAGGGCCTGGAGGTCGGCGGGCTCCAGTCGAACCTCGAACGGCGTGGACGTGTGCCGCACGGCGGGCTGCGTCGGGTCGGCGGGGAGTTCCGTGAAGGAGCCGAAGAAGCCACGGGCCACGCCCGACTCGACATCGAACGTGACGGTGCCCTCGATCTCGTTCCCGATGAACGAGGCGCGCGGTTCGGGCTGTTGGAAGAGGATGCGGATTCGCATGGGCGATTCCCTTTCGAGCGTTGCTCACCTCGCGCGCTGAGCGATCAGCACGCTAGGTGAGCCCGGGAAGGCGAACCTTCCCGGAACTCGGGTTCAGCTAGCTGACGTACTTCGGGTCGAGAACGCGGATCTGCGCAGCGACGATGGCGGAGGTGCCACCCGTGACAGCGCAGTTGACCGCGTAGTACTTCGCCGGATCGATCAGGTCCGTCGAAAGCTGCCCCTCGGACACGGTGTTCGCGGCAGCGATGGTCGCGAATGCACCGTTGGTAACGTCCGCAGCGCTCGTGCCGTTGGCATCGGTCGCAGCCTGGAGCTTGAAGGCGCAGCTAGGGGTCGTACCGACGAAGGCGCCAGTGGAGCAGACGGCAAGGATCGACTTGCCCTGGAGCTTGTCACCCTTCACCCATCCCGCAGACGGAATAGTGCCCGATGCAGCGGCGTTCACGGTCTGGGGCGGCAGGTGCCCGGCGGTAGCAGACGGCTTCTGGATGTGATTCATGTAAGTCGCAGACATTGTGATTCACCTTTCCTTTCGGTTAACTCGCGTTAGCTGAGAACCACGAAGTCACCGAGCGTGTCGGTCCCGTTCTTGCGAGCGAGAGCAGCCTGAAGGATCGGCTGGCCCGCGATGTAGACGTAGGACCGGAACGAGTTGACCAACTGATCGAACGCGAAGTGGATCGACGTGTCCGAGACAACGCCACCCTGCGTGAACGCGACATAGCCACCCTCGTTGCAGAGGATGATGTCGCCCGAAGTGCCCGCAGTGGAGCAGTGCTCAGACATGACCACCGGGAGTCCGAGAAGGCGGCCAGCGAGACCTTCACGGAAGTCCGGCTGCCAAAGCTGCGCGCTCCCGTTGCTGAGCAGGCCCAGCGACGGAATCACGGACGAGTGGATCAGCCAGAACTTCTTGCCCGGACGCTGGTAGCTGCGCGCGATCATGTTGAGCAGGTCAGCAGGATCGACAGCGTTGCCACCGGCAGTGCGGGTGACCGAGATGAGCGCAGGGCTGTTCAGCACCCCAAGCATCTCGCCACCAACACCAGAGCCACGTAGGACTTCGTAGCTGACCTTATCGGCCAGCTTCGTCCCCATCTTCCGGGGAAGGTACGTGGACATCAGCGCAACGTTGCGAAGGATCTTGTCCGTCGCATGAACCAGGGCAGCCTTCGCGCCCAGGGTCCACGTGAGTTCCTTCAGAACAGGGCCGCTCGCAGTGATCGCGGCACCCTCGCTGACGTTGTACGCCTGGATGCCGGTCGAGCCGTGCGGCGTGGTCTCGTCCAGCGGCAGCGTCACCACGTCCGAGTCAGTCGGGTAGGACGTGAAGAGCGAAAGGAGGTTCTCCCCCGTCGCCCAGGTCTCGTTCAGTTCCTTCCGGAAGTCCGGAGGAACCGCGAAGCCACCCTCAGGACCGGTCAGGGTCGATGCACCCGGAGTGATGGCACCGTAGAGGCGGGAATCGAGACCCCCACCAAGAACGGACGTGCGGACTGCGTTCACGAACTCCGCGTTGCTCCCCCAGACCTTCCGATCAGGGACAGACTCGATCCGCGGCGTGACAACGCGCGCCTTCGGCTTCGAGAGTGCAGCCGTGATCCGCTGAGCAACAGCGTCACGCTCCGCGTTCTCTTCCTCGGTGATCTTCGCCTGGAGCGAGTCCACCTCGACAGCAGCCGAGTCAAACTCTGCGTTCTGCTCCTCGGTACGGTTCTCAATCGCCTGGAGCGCAAGCACCTTGGCAGCAGCGGCGTCACGCTTCGCGATCAGTTCAAGCTTCTTAGACATGACTTCGTTTCCTTTGTTGCTTTACGGCACCTCCTTCGTCCTTGGGTCAGTTGACCCGTCGTTAAGCCTGCGTCCGTGGTGCGTAGTGGGTTACTGCTTGTCAGTGCGCCTCGCGGCTACCGCTTGGCGCGTTCTCGGTGAAGCATTACGGCAAGGCGGGCAGCGGTTAGCTGTCGCCGGGTGTCTACAGGTCGGGCAGGGGCGGCAGAGGCAGCTACAGCCTGGGCAGCGTCCCCCTGGATCTCGTCAGCGAAGCCCAGGTCAACGCACTCCTGAGCGCTCATGTACCGGTCGCCACCCGCGATCATCGAGGCAACGTCAGCGGCGGGGATGCCGGTGCGCTTGGAGTAGATCCCAAGCATCACGTCGTTGCCCTGCTCGATCTCCTTGATGCGGGCAGCCAGATCCTTCGCGGTTCCGAAGACGCCCGCGCGTGCCTCATGGATCATCATGCGAGCGGAAGGGGTCATCACGATCTTGGGAGAAGCCATCGCGAGCACGCTCGCCATCGAGGCAGCGATCCCATCGACCACGGTGGTCACGTTGTGCGTCTTCGCGAAGCGAGAGAGGGCGCTGTGCATCGCGAGCCCATCCCAGAGATCCCCGCCCGGTGAAGACAGGTAGAGCGTGAAGTCGCGCACGTCTTTCACCGAGTTTAGGAAGGACGCGAACTGATCAGGCGAGATCCCGCCCAGTGCTTCACCGATGGGCAAGTAGAACTCGACCGATGCCGAGTCCGTGCCGCGCTTCGCAACAAGAGGCGTGGTGGTAGGGCTCTGCTGGTACTGCTCGAAGCCCTGAAGGCGTGGCCGGTACACGAGAGACATGGGTCACGCTCCGATCTGAGTGAGAAGGTGGGCGGCAGCCTTGCGAGGCTCGATGCCCGCAGAGACGCTTTCGACGGCCGTCCGGATCGCCTGATCACTCGGGGTACGCCCGGCTAGACCGATCAGATCGCGGCATTCGTTCGCCGCTAGCTCACCGTGATCCGGTGCGGGAGTGCGCCCAGCAGCAGTGCGGTTCGTGACGCGCCTGCCGTGCCGTTCAAGTGCGAGGGTGAGCAGACCCGCAAGCGCTTCAGCGTTGTCCTGCTCCGGTGGTTCCTTCGCTTCCTGCGGGTCCTGGGCGTCTTCCTCGGGCCCCTCATCAGCAGCATCGGGGTTCACGTCAGCAGCAGGGGCAGGAGCGAGCGCAGGGGGAGGTTCGGGTGGGTTCACAACGCGATCAAGCGTGGTGAGCCCAGACCCGATGAGCAGCACGTCCCCACCCTCCATCGAATCGCGACCCTCATCAGCCCTGGCTTCGTTCGGGGTTAGCTGGCCGCTGTTGATCAGAATCTGGTTCGTCTGCGCGCGCTCCATCGCGTTGCCGCGAGTAAGCCACGCAAGGTCAACTTCGATCTCGGGCCACGGGGCTCGCTTCGGAAGCAGAGCCTTCGAGGTGGCCTGCTCGATCCGCCCCGCCCAGATGCTTAGGCACGTGCGGATGTACATCTCGTAGAACTGCTGTGTGTGCGTGCCGAAGCCCTGGCTGGCCTGCGGTTCCTGCAACAGCACGAGGGGCACGTTGAAGTAGCGGCTGACTTCGTGAACCGAAGCCTGACGCGACTCGATGATCTGCGCCTTCTCAGCGTCAGGGGAGAGTTGGACGAACTCCCCGCCTTCGAGAACCGGGATCTTGTGGGCGTTGCGGACGCCACCGTACTCGCTGCCCCACGATTCCTTCAGCCGGTTGCGTACACCCTCATCCTTCACCACGTTCGCGAACTTCAGGTAACCGCCGATGGCAGCACCGTTCGTGAAGTACGTCATGGCGAACCGCTCTTGTGCGACTGCTAGAGCGATGGCCTTCGACGCGCGGTAGAGGAGCGAGTCACCGAGCAACCCGTAGACACTCTGCGGCCCCTGGAGTTGGATAACGTCAGCAGGGTCTAGCGGGATGTACGTGCCATCCGCTTGCCGGTACGCGAGCCACTTCTTTCCAGTCTCAGGATCGCGCCACGGCGTGATCGCGTCGGAGTTGAGAGGCACCCAGCCGATCACGCGGTTCAGCGGGTCACGGTCGATCAGCGCGTAGCCGTTGCCGTGAATGATCGCCTGGGTGATCAGCACTTCCTTCGCAGCCTGGGCGTTGTCTTCTCCGTTGGGCTCGCGATTCAGAAGGAAGTAGAGGTTGCTGTCGGGAAGGTTCTGCCGCGTGTTGCCATCGCGAACCACCGGCACCCACTTCGCGCGCGCGAGCGGATCAACGATGGCCCTGACCGCTGCGTACACGGTTGAAAGGCTCAGCATCTCGTCCCAGGTCAGCCGCAGATCGGCGGGGACGTAGCGCAGCAGTTCCCAGTTCGGCGGAACGTAGTTGAAGCGGGAGTGATCCATCGGCTGGATCCTCGTGACCCCAAACATCGGGTCGAGCGCTCCCGTGTGTTCCAACTTCATGCAACACCCCGTTCGATGAACCACAGGCCCGCTTCCGGGGCTTCGTCTGCCGCAGCCGCGCGAGACATCGCCATGCAGAGGGCAACGAAGGCGTCGATCTTGGCAGCGTCGTGCGCTTTCACAGGCTTGATGTCCCCCATGGTTCCTGTCTCTGCGTTGGCGTTCAGAACCTGCCAACTGAAGCAGGGGTCACCTGCGTGATGGAAACGACCTTCGGCCAAAGCCACGTCGATCTGCTTCATCCCGTAGCTGAGTCCGAAGCCCTGACGGATCTTCACCGTCTCCATGCCGTCAGCATCGAAGTGCTGGGCCATGTGGACTGCCTGGGCTTCGTCAAACGCGACCGCTTGGACGCTGAACCGCTTAGCGTCTTGCATCACATCCTGCTCAATGCGGTCGTAGTCGGTAGCGCTGCCCGGCGTCGAAATCAGATGGCCGTCCGTTACCCATCCACTGTAGGACGCATTTGACGATTGGTAAATAGCGTCTTCGTTTAGGTAGGTGGAGGCAAAGGCGTAGAAGTGCGGCTTGCCTTCCACGGTACGCCTGAATACCAGCACCTTTGCGGCCATATCCCGCTGAGATGCCAAGTCGAGTCCGATCCAGGCTGGGTCGCCCTCGAACTGATCAAGACTCAGCTTCGGGTCTGCTGCCTTGCTCCACCGGTCTTCGGTGAGGAACGCGGAAACAGCCGATTCAGGCCACCATCCCAGCCGAGTTGCCAGCGTGTGCGGCTGACTGCTGGGCTGGGCACGGGCGGATAGCATCACGTCCTTGAAGCCGTCCGGATCGACGCTGACCCCGTAGTTGGGGTTCGCTCGCTTCCAAGTCTCTTCAGCCCAGGGGTCGCGCTTCCGATTTGCCTCGCTGATCAAGGCAAAGATTGAGTCGTTCTCTAGCTTCCCTGTAAGGATGTCCTTCGTCTCACAGTAGACCTGCCAGCCGATGGCTGTGGGGTTCCGGTCCGTGCCAGCCGTGCTGATCATCACGATGCGGCTGCCCGCGACCTTGGAACTGTTGTTCACCAACACGTCCCACAGGCTTCGGTCCGGGTGCATGTGGATCTCGTCCACGATGTAGCAGTCACCCACCGAGCCATCGGCAGAGCGCTTCTCAGCAGAGATGGGCTTGAAGACGCGAGCGTCACCGACACCCACGATCTCGTGCTTCGTGACTTCTAGCTGCGCATCCCGCTTCACCTCAGGTGACAGGCTCAACATCTCCTGCGCGGGCACAAACACGTTGTCGCGGGCCTGCTGCTGACTCGTGGCTGCGTTGAAGACCTGGGCACCCGTCTGGCGACCGATAGCGATGACGATCAAGCCGATCAGGGCAGCGATGGGTGACTTGCCGTTGCCCTTCGGAATCCAGCAGTAGACTCGGCGCCACCGGGACCGCTTCCTGTTCTTGCGGTGAACCCAGCCGAAGAGCGTGCGGAACAGCCAGACCTGCCACGGCTGGAGTTCGAAACGCTCGCCCCGGTTGTCTCCCTTGGGCATCGCGAACTGCTCAGCGAGGGCACACGCCTTGTCTGCGATCTGCGGATCGAAGCGATACGGATACGGCTTGTCAGCGCAGGACAGCCCCGCCTTGATCAAGTCGTTCTCGTTACGGACTACGGCAGCGCGAAACAGGTCATCGAGGATCGTGCCGTTCAGCACTTCCTTCACGAACTGATCGGAGATGGCTGCGTAGTCCCTCACCAGTCCAGCAGGCCCTTCACACCCGAAGTGCCCTCAGGTTCACCGAGCGGCGAAACAGTCTTTCGACTGGCAGGGCTCAGACCGAGTTGGATCAGGTGTTCCTTGATCAGACGGGCGTAGGCTGCGAGCGTCGTAACCTTCACCTGGGGATCAGCGGCCATATGGTCGCGACGTGCCATCACCCGGGCAGTCTCTTCCACGAACAGCAGGTCAGCTTCACCCACCGTGCCCGCAGCGATCAGGGACCGGCCCAGCTTGTTCCACGCAGCGCTCTCCCCGGGATTGAAGTCTTCGGGAGGTGCAGGCCAGTCAGTCAGCTTGGCTGGTGCTGGCACTCGGGGTGCATTGGCAGGGGGTCGGGCCATTGATCAGTAAGTTTTACGGTTCGAGTTCGATCAGAAACGACGGGGGAGCGGTTAGACGGCTTGTCCTACATATGATTCAGGATGACGCGGTAGAGCGCGGACAGCAGCCCAGTCCAGAAGATGGCGCACCAAGCGAGCATCACGATCCGCATCACGGGGTGCCAGCTTCTAAACAGCATCGGTGTTCTTCCTCTTGGTGTCGCACCCCGCCTCGCTGTTGCTCGGCAGGGCCCCGCTCAAAGCGTCTTCGATGAAGGCGGCTGCTGCCTGAAGTGCCTTGACCGCAATCGACGGGGTGATCACATCGCTCGGTGAGTCCCCGAGTGCGTTGCGCCAACGGGCAACCTTCCTCGTGTCGCCTTCTACGTAGACGATGGTGATCACGTCACCCGACACGAGCGGATCGACGGTGACGCTGATGACGTTGTTGATGGTCCTGATCATTGTCTGTCCCTCGCGTGCCACTTCTGGTGACACGAGTTGCAGAGTGCGACCAAGTTGTCGGTCACCAAGCGCAGATGCGGTGCGCCTCGCACGTGGATCTTGTGGTGAACCATCTGTGAAGCGGCTGCGTGGCAGGACTCACAGACAGGATGCGCAGCCCGATACTCAGCGCTGCACCTGTTCCACGCATGGTCATAGAGGGGCTTCGTGTCTCTCTGCTGCTCATACGCCTGGATGTGCTGTGCCGTGTGCTTAGGGCATCGCGCCTGACCGCGTACAAGCTCGCGGCAGCCTGGGGAAGCGCAGGGGTGGCGGGGCAGGCTAGGCACTGGGTCGATCGCCGCTCCTGGCTCAAATGCGTGCGTTTAGTGCGACACGAAGCGAAAGAGGTTCCGCTCCGCGTCATAGGTTGCCGTCAGCATTCCGGCAGGCTCGCCCGCCTTCGCGAAGTAGCCGCCCGCCTCGAACTTCGAGCGCACCTTAAAGGCGAGGAATCGGGCCAACTCTTCCTCTGCAATCTCGATCACTGACTGACGCAGCCGCAGCCAAACAAGGATCTGCCACCACGCCCTGCGCAAGCGGGTGGGCACAAAGTCAGACGAGAGGGCGACGACCACGCCGCACTTCGGCTTCAGCGGCGGCATGTCCAGCAAGGGGGCGGTCAACGCTAGAAGTCGCACAACACTGTCACGCAT